ACCATTAGGATCAAATACTAACTTTGCGTTTGTATCTGCTGATATCTTTACGACTTCTTTAGTGTCTGTTCCACCGCCTGTTGGATTTACGTTTATTGAAACTTTGCCACCACGATTAGTAGATGTTTGATTTTCATTTGTTGTTATTGTAAGAGAACCAATAGTGTCTGATTCACCAGTACCAGTTCCATATCTGGCATTACCTAAGATATTCAGGCAGTTCTTAAAGGCGGTCACTGCTGTTGGAGAAGCAGGTGTGCCACTGTGGATCTCACCTGATATAATAGGATTATGAATGTTGAAAGGCAGTTCATCGGCATCTGCATAGTCACCACCATATTCTTCTAAGACGATAGATGCCCAAGCCGCTTTAGTCGCTGGATTTGTAATCTTTATACCAGTTGCTGCAAACGTATCTCTTACTTGAATATCGCCTACTTCGATATCAGTATCGATTGTAAGACCTTCTTGTAGATTAAGTGTTGTTTCACCTTCTACTGCTGAGATTGCTCTACCATTTGTGAAATACTGGTTAGTAGAGCCTTCAGTTAAGTTATCTGTTGTGAAAGATGTTAAATCGCTTTTGTATCCTGCATCGTTGATAAGATGCGATACGTCAATATCGTGTGCTAACTTCGCTTGTGTGACTGCGTTATCATCAATACTTACTGTCGTAATCTGTCCGTTGTTTAAGATACCTGGTATAATAATACTCATTGTTTTTTCCTTTTAGTGATCAGTATCATTCTTGTTATTTACGATAATACTTTTGTTGTTATCCCAATATACGTTTAAGTCGTATTCTCTCATATTTAAGTCCAGTTTATGATTGGGTTTTAGAATAGTTTTTGTAATACGATATAGTTTTTCAGTCTGACCTAATGTGCTGTTTGAGAACTTAACTATATCGCCTACTGTTAAATCTATATTTGATGGGTCTATCTCTACTTCTAAGATACCAGACTGACGTGCTTGATTGATCTCTTCTGTTAAGATACGCTCTACAGCGGCTTTATTAGTTGTATGTTCAAGTTCGATATCTTGTTGGAGTTTTACACCATCATATGAACTACCTTGTAGAGTAGGAGAATCTACGATTGTAATATTCTCCTGATAGTTGAAATCACCTTCTTTATCTGGGAACTTTGATCTAAGTCCATTCATAAGTGTTTTCTTACTTGCTTGAAGATATTTGATTGAACCTACTATTCTATCGTCATCTATATGTACTAAGTTGCTTGTTGATTTTGGTTTGTCTTGTATAAGTTTATATGTATCACCTGTAATAATACCTCCACGCATCGTTGTTAGTAGAGACTCTAAGTTCTCCAGCATAGACGTTGAGGTGTCCAAATAAGCATCGCACGTGAACCTTGTGACTTGTGTTGTGTCTGTACTCGTCTTATCTACTTGTTGGCTGTTATAGGTCGCCGCTTCGTTGAAAGAAGCAGCATCTATGAGTGTATGTGGTATACCCTTACCATAGTTTGGCTGAATCATATAATCATATATGATACGTGCTGGTTCATCAGTATATGATAACGCACTATTGTATGCTGATCCGATTGCAGGAACTTTCTTGCCTTTAACTAAGAATGTAATGTTTGGGAGACCACTACCGAACTTATCTTGGTCAAACTTCATAATCATATATACATATGCTGTATTAGTACCAACTTTGGTGCTTCCTGCCCAATCTGCGTGAATACCTACACTTGCACCATCTAAAGATAGTGTCTCACTGTTTAATGCCGCTGTTTGACTGCCATCTTTAACGAGAACTTGTGCGAATGTATCATAGTTTGATTCCCAAGTGAAAGATGCACCGTTATTGCTACTTGTCGCCGCTAACTCATCATTGAAATAAATCGCTGTGATACCTTCAATCGGTCCTTCAGTCAAACTTTCAATGATATGCAAGTATTTGTTTTTATCACCATCACTTGCTAAGAATACACGCTGACCAGACATTCTACGTTGACCATATATGATTGGGATCGGAACTGATGAACCTGTCTTAGTCACCAATGCTGATGCGATAGATGAACCTTGATTGCTTGCACTTAGTGAGTTTAGTTTTGCTTGCTGTCGTTTTTTGATTGCTTTAGTTGCTAACGCTACGGTTCCTACAACTACTATGGCACCGACGATGGCTGCTGCTGTACCTATTAAGGCACCTGCTGTTATGAAAGTCCCTACTGCTGTTGCTACCGATATGGCTGCTGCGATTGCTGTTGGCATTACCTTCTCCTATATACTTCATATGAACGGTCAAACTCATTTATATGACGCATCCTTATTTCTTTTGTTTTTGGGTCACCAACTAAGACGGTTTGTCCGAATATAACTGGCATATATAGATCCCACGCTCTTGTTTTACTTGGCATCCATACTACATCACCTGCTTCTATTCTATTTACTTGTCTTCGGGTATAGTCTATTTCCTCGAACCATTCATCTATCTTTAGTGTCTTTGCTACTTCATTTGCTTCACGCCACGTTGAATATGTTCCTGCTAATCTACCTACATTATGTGGATCACGCCAATGTGGGTTAGTTAGTTTAACGAACTGATATAATAACTGATGGCAATCATTGATGCCCCACTGAAACTGTTGTTTAACAAGTTTCTGTGACCATACATCTATTATTCTTTGCCCCATTTTACATCCTTTTGAGTTTCTGCTGTTGGTGCAAAGAAGTCATCTCCAGGATATAAGATTTGATGCTCAGTATCGTTTGTATGACGACCACCTAAAGCACTGAAATCTGCCCAATGCGATGTTGCACTGACTGCAAGTGTTGCTTTACGTTCTGCAAAGTCTTCTATCAGTCTTGGTTGATCTAATCTACCGTCAAATACTAAGATAGGACTACCAACAATACTATACTCTCCTGTTATAACTGCACGATGTACTAAAACTCTTCTATCAATGTAATCATAGTCTAAGAATAGTTTAACTATATCTGTATCAATCGCACTTAGTGTAATATCTATAGATTCAATCTTTAACTCTTCTTCTTCTTGTATATCTGTGACTCCAAGAAGATGTCCAAGACTATCATATGTATTACCACTGTGGCTTATATCGATAGGAGCATCAGTGAGATATGTATTTACCCCACCGATGTCCTGAAACTCTAATAGATTTACTATGTTGAAACTGGATTTGTTTAACTCTGTTTGTGTTGAACTATCAATGCCTCTTGCCATTATAGTGCCTCCGCAAACTTAAATCTTATTCTATATAATCCTGCTGCATCTACGGTATAATCAAATACATCATCTACAACACGTGCTTTCAACAAGAAATAATCTTTACGTTCAGTATGGTTGGCTGGGTTAGTTCTGACTTGTAGACCCGTTGCGTTTCTAATAAGTGGAGGTTCAACACGATAACTTACACGACCATACTGATCAGCGTTCCCACTGTTAGTCAATATTCGGTATGTTTTCTGACCTAACTCAATATATGTTCCACTTGGAATAGTATCCGATGTACCAGGCTCGTGTCCATCTAATGTGATGTATGATGAACCTAAAGCACCATCTCTAACTAAGACTGTAGGAGACATTGCTGTCTTACCTGCACCCCAATATTCAGCATGATACATAACCGTAGAAGGAATCCATATCTGTACTTCTTGTGATCCACCTTTTGATTTCTCAAAGAAGTCAATGAACTTTGATACTTCATTAGAAGTCATTGGAGGATACTCAAACTCCCACGCTAATCTATGTGCCCCTGTTCCTACAGTCTTTGTTTTAAGAGATCGTGTTGTGCTATTGATAACTGGGCGTTCGTGCAAAACTCTTACCTTATTTGGTAGAACTTCTCTTGGTATATTGATATTGAACCACTCATCTGTTGTATCTACTGAAGGTGATACTGCGTGTCCTTTAGTCCCTGTATAGAATGCATATGCTGTTGTGATATCATCTGCTTCAAGTCCAAAACCTGGATAGAACTCATTGTCGGCATTTGTGATATCTACTGTTGCTTTATTACCAGAATAACCAGACTGAGATTGATTTGTTCTTATTAGAAGTCTTGGCATAACATCATTGCTATCTGCATCTACATCTCTTACGAAATATAGTTCTAAGTAATCGTGTTGAGTATCATATCCCCAACCACCAGTCACTGCTGCGCCATCACCATCATTGCGTGCTGCTGGTGCAACTGCCGTCACTACTCCACCTGAGATAGTCACGTCAAACTTAGCCACTCGTAAGTCATACCATTTTGTTGATGTCGCTGCAACATCATGTCCGCTATAGGCTGCGTTTATTGAGAAGTTAGAACCATTCACGTTTAAGTCATTGTGGTAGAAGTTGAAATCGTATATATGTAATAATCCACGCTTGTTAGTTGTGCTACTACCAGAAGTTGGATCATCTGTTGTGCCACCAGAAGTCACGCCGGTCACTTTGCCACTGCTATCTATATCTAACTCTACACCAAAGTCATCTTGGGCGATAGTATAGAAGTTTCCGAATGAATCTGTATATTGTGCGCCATAGTCAAACGCTAAGAACGGTTTTTGTATATATTCTTTTGTATTGTATTGATAAGATGCTCCAGATTGTATAACGAAATCTGTATCTGTAATAACTTGTGCGGCTGTTAGTGACGAACTATGTGATGTTCTATGGAAACAGATGAAACTTGTCTCACTGTTCATCCAGAACTCTTTTTGATCCCAACGATAGTTATTGATAACTTTCTCCCAAGCCTTTGGTGAAACATTACCTACAGTAGAGTTGTAATACACGTACATAATATCATCCCAGTAGTCGCATATCTTATCTGTTATCTGTCTTACCGTATAACCATTTGGGTTGCGTTGTGAGTTATTTGCTATTCCACTCTCGTCTATACTCTTAAATAATGCTTGTCTGCTACATAAGTATGGGTATTTTGCTAAGATTGCACTGCTACTACTACCTGCCCTGTTATTGTATGTGTTTGGAAACGTATTTTCTAAATCGTATGCCATTTATTGCTCCTTTTTAACCTAACGGTCCTGTTGATCCTCTGCGTTGATACGCTTCTTGGATAACACCCGTTATGACTCTTTTGTTTTCTAACAAGAACTGAACACCTGTTTGTGTATCGATGGCATTGATTGTGAATGATACATTAGTGTCGCCTTGTCCCCCAACACTATTTAACTCATCATTTGGAACGACTGTTCCGGCTTTGCCTGGCATAAAGATTTCTGGTCCTTTTTCACCAACTACGATTGGCTTCTGTCCTGCTTTGGCAGTATTACCACCATCAGCGAATAGACCACCTAATAATGCACCTGCACCAACTAATAGTCCAAGACCTGGGATTGCTGCTGCACCTAAGCCTAATAGACTACCGATACCACCACCGCCACCAGCGCCACCACCGAATGCAGCGATCATCTGTTGTCTAATGAATGTTTCAATCAATGTTTGTATGATAGTTTGTAATACGCTTAGTGCGATATCTTCTAATGCCGCAAATCCATCTTTAAGTCCAAAGATAACATCAGTCATATTGCTTGCGATTGAACCACTTAGATTTAATAGTGCGTTTTCAATGTTATCAATGTATGGGTTGCTTTGACCAAGAGTTTCATTTGTTCTTTGCATAGCGATATCAAACGCTTCTGCTGATATCTTACCTTGATCTAATGCTTGCTTTAATCGTTTCTGGGCTCTTTCAGCATAACCAATCTCATTTGCTGCGTTTGTTGCACTATCTGCAAGACCCTTATAATAATCGTCAAACGATGTTATAGGATTTACAGGAGTTGATGTTGGTGCTGTTGATGTTGTTGCACCTGGTGTTAATGCTGCTTTAAGTCGTTTTTCTTCTTCTATAAGTGATGCTAATGCGAATGCGTATGCTTCTGTATCACCTGCCGCTAAAGCCATTTCAGTTCTAACTCTGATCATCTGCAACTGTACATCACCCAACTCTTTCTTTAGTTGAGTATGACGATCTATAAGTTTTAGTTCTGGTTGTTCTAAATATTCTTGCTGACGTTGTAATAACGCCATTGCTTCTGTTGTTTTATCAAGTTCTGCTTTAAGTCTTATCAATCCTTGCTCGAATGCTAATGTTGCTTGAGTTCCAGTTCCCATACGGTTTGCACCGTTGACGAAACCTTCTATCAACAAGTCTTGGGCTGACTTAACTTTGTTTAAGTGTTTTTGTAATGACTCTAACGCTGTCTCTTGTGGTGCAAGTGATTCTACCAAACCATTTGCTGCTGCATATCTTGCTGCTAATAATGCTTCGTTAGCGGCTGTTTCTTCTGCAATCAATCTTATTGTTTCAGCCGCAATGTCTTCTGCTGATTTTTGTATTTCAGTGTTAGTTTCTAATGCTGTGCCCATCTCTCTGAGTTTTTCAATAGTTCCTGCAACTGCATCACTGGCTCTTGTACTATTAGTTGCCACGCTATTTAAGAATATAACTGAACCATCTGCTACTGATGCTAATGTTTCTTCAACATCCATTAGTTCTCTGTTTATCATTTCTGCTTCAGTCATTAAGAAAGGATGCATAATAGATTTAGCGGCTGCTTCCAAACTACCTGCACCACCAAAGCGGTTGAACATTTTTTCATATTCAATACCAACTTCATCTGCGATACTTCTAATATCTGCTATAAGTGCATCTCTTCTTTCGCCTAATCCTTCGGCACTACCCATCTCATAGTTTACACCACCTGTTAACATTGTTGGCATAGATGATAATATATTTTTAAGAGCGTTAGTTCCTACTGCAAGACCATTAGTGAATCCGTCAAATAGTGTTGCTAATGCTGATACGAAATCTGCGGCACCATTAAGAAACTCACCTGCTAATCTACGAGAGAATACTTCCATACCACCTGCATCAGCGATAACACCATCTAATGCTTTTTTAAGATCATCTGCGATTGTCTCAATACCTGGGGCTAATGCACCAAAGAACTGAAGACCAAATCCTCTACCACGTGCTATCAACTGACCTATAGCATCGTTTGCATCTTCTGCACCTTTTGCTAACTTGTCTGATATAACGATCCCGGCAAGTTCTGCTTCTCTGCGTAAGTTAGAGATTTCGGTTGAACCCATCTTAGCGATGTTAATGAATGCTACACCTTCAGTATCAAAAGCGCCCATTGCTAATGCTAATCTTTGTGCGTTATTAGTTGTGCTACCTAACTTACCTAAGAACTCCTCGAATACATCAGTGCCTTCACGGAAGTTTCCGTTAGCATCACGCATATCGATACCAAGTTGTTTTAGTGGTTTAACTAACTCACCAGTGCCTTGTTGTGCTTGACCTAATCTACGTATGAAACGTTGAAGACCAGTCTCAAACTGGTCTGTTGATAATCCTGCTTGATTTGCTACGAAACCATAACTTGATAAGAACTGGGTCGTCACTCCTAACTTAGAAGCGGTCTTACCTAATGCATCTAATGCATCTAAGTTTTTCTTTGCCAGAAAGCCGAAAGCGCCAGCGGCTGCTGTAGCCGCTAACGCTGTTTTTCCTAATGCTCCACCGACACCTGATGCGAGTCTACCAATACCGCCCATTGCCTTCTTAACGCTATTCGCTGATTTTTCTAATCGTTTAAGACCAGTATCAATACTGCGAACACCTTTTTTGGTTTTATCTTCAACCTCAAATATCAATCCATAGACGTTTGCCATTGGTGTCTCCTATGTACGGCGTGCACCTGGTTTGGGCTTGCCATTTTCTTTTTCTTTAATGTCTTTTAAGAATGCGACCCAGTATGAGACTTCTGTTTGCGTCATCTCTACCATTTCCTGCATCTTGTATCCTGTCTCATATGCTATGAAATACAGTGTCCAAAGATGTGGGTCTGCTTTTAGTTTTTTCCCGCATCCTCAACTGAGACAGGATCATCTTCATCATTAATCTGTGAGACAATCTGTAATAATATTTTTGGGTCTGCTGATCTCATCAACTCTTGTTTATTGTGTTCATTAAAGATCCGCTTACCTTCTTCATCCAAACAACGATTTACCATAACTTGAACAAGTGCTTCCGCTGTCTTACCTGCGTTCTGCAACTCCATAACCTTTGCTTCAGTTTGGAAGTTTGTTCCACGCTTGTAATACATAGTCATTTCCCATTCTGGTACTTCAATCGCTTTTAGTTCGCCTGAAATAGTTTCACGGTAATGTGACTTAATCTTGTCCATAACATTTTTATTTTGCATCGTATTTTCCTTTTTTGTATCTACGGTTTATTTCTTTGATAGTCGGTATCGCAATACCACTTGGTGCTTGCTTACTATGACCATCTTCTAAGTATGTTATATGTTCTACATTATTTAGAACATCTTGTTTCTTACGTTTCCAACCACGTTGTGCTTGTCCGGTATCAACTGGAGTTTCTTTCTTCGCAACATCTTTTACGTCATCCATTATATCGGATATCATATTCTTAGACATTTTATCAATGTCTTTGATAATGTTGTTAGGGCGAAACTTCTGTCTGCTGATACCGGACTTAATCATATTATGTGCCTACTTGCGAAGTCACTGCACCTGTTCCGATCACTGTGATTGACGCTTCAACCATACCATCTACTGATGATGAGATTGTGCGACCTGTGATTAGAGCAGGACCTTTATAACCAAGATCGTATGTATCGTCACCGATTGGCCAGAAGTGGATTTCTA